GGCGTCGGCGGCCCAGGGCGGCATCTCGTCCGAAGAGATCATGCCGTTTACCCGCACGGCCGCCACCATGGCCGCCGCGTTCGACATGACCGCCGATGATGCCGGGCAAACCCTGATGGCATGGCGTGCCGGTATGGGCCTGGACCAGCAGAGGGCAACAACCCTGGCTGATGCCAGTAACGTCCTGGGCAACGAGTTCAATGCGGGTTCTGGCGACATTGCCGACGTTCTGCGCCGGCAGGGCGCAGTGGCCATGTCGTCCGGGTTTGACGAACTGCAGACGGCCGCGCTGTCTGCGGCGTTGCTCAATGGTGGTGCATCACGGGAGGTGTCGGCCACGGCGCTGAAAAACCTGACCGGCGCATTGACCAAGGGTGACGCGGCGACCGGCCGACAGAAAGACGCGATGTCGTCCCTGGGCTTTAGCGCAACCGGTCTGGCCAGCTCCATGCAGTCCGATGCGGCGGGAACGACCCTGCGGGTGATCGAAGCCCTGCAGAATGCGCCGCCGGAGAAAACCTCGGCCTTGGTTACCCAGCTGTTCGGCGAGGAAAGCAAGGGCGCGATTATGCCCTTGCTGGCGAATACCGATGCGCTACGCGATGCGTTTTCCATGGTGGCTGACGAACAGGCACTGGCGGGCTCTATGTCCGAGGAGGCCGCCGGACTGGCGGCCACGTCCAGGACTTCCTGGAACCGACTCACGTCGTCCTTTGGCCGGCTGACAGCGCTGGTGGGCACGGCCATGCTCCCGGCGTTCGAGGCGGTGGCTAACCCGCTGTCGGATGCGGTTAACCTGGTTGCGGATTTCGCGGAAGAGAACCAGGGCCTGGTCGGCGTTCTGGCAGCCGGGGCTGCGGGCCTGGTTGCGATAAAGACCGCCGCTCTTGGCTTGCAGTACGGCAAGCTCTTGCTTGGCCAAGGCATGAATCATGCCCGGCTGAGCAGGGCGAAGTCCGCGCTCAGCTCCAGGCAAGCGCAGACGGCACAGGCTGCAGCCGGAGCTACCCGGCGCCTGAACATGGCCATGAATATGCTGGGCCGTGGCCGGGGTGGTGCCGCAGGGGCTGCGGGTCGCGGAAGGTATCGCGGTGCTGGGCTTTCCGGCGCTGGCACTGCGGCCGTAGGAAATGCCGCTGGTGGTTGGCGTGGTCGGTTGTCCAGAGTGGGTGGCTGGGCAAATCGCATGGGTAACAGCCGGGTTGGCCGGATTGCTGGCCGGGCTGCGTTGCCCCTGATGTTGCTTGGCGGTGCTGCCCAGGCGGCAAACGCCGCCGGCGAGGGTGACGCCGTTGGTGTTGGCAATGCCGTGGGCGGCATGGCTGGTGGCATGGGTGGCGCTTGGGCCGGTGCCGGTGCTGGCGCGGCTCTCGGCACGATGATTTTGCCGGGGATCGGTACCGCCGTCGGTGGTGCTGCAGGTGGCTTGATTGGTGGCATTGCTGGCTCCGAGGCCGGGCAGTGGATCGGCGAGAAGGCCGGCAGCCTGTGGAACTGGATGACGGGCGATGACAAGCCCGCGAAAGTTTCACCGGACGCGATTAAATCGGGCAACCGCGTGGCGTCTCCGGACGAAGTGGCCCGTGATATCGCCCAGGGGGGCGACAACCGGACGGTGGCGCCGAAATTCGATATCAAAATCGAATCGACGGGCGACCGGGACAAGGACGAGGCGTTGCTCGACCGGCTGATGGAACGCTTGCGCGGTGAAATGGTGCCGATGCTTGCCGGCGACGGCCTGGACGTTCGGCTGGACGCATCCCTGACCGATGGGGGGTCGAAATAATGGCACGACAACAGCTGTCGCTTGGCGGCTTTGTGTTCAGCCAGCAGGGCGAATTCGCCTATGAAGCGCTTGAGCGGAAGTCCTCCGGCGGCTGGCAGGCGATCGACATTGTCAACGCCAAGCCCCGGCGCCAGAACACCGGCCCGGACGCGGAAACCCTGCGCCTTACCGGTAAGGCGTTTTACGGGGCCGGTATGGACAGGATGGACGATCTCCGCGCGCTGCAGGCGCGGCACGAACCTCTTTCCATGGTCGACAGCCGGGGTGTGAATCTGGGCCGCTGGACGCTGGATTCCGTTCGGGAGAGCCAGGGCCGGGTGATTGATGACGGCACGGCCATGGTGATCAATTGGGAAATCTTGCTGACGGAGTACGTCGATGAGGGTGGTTCGTAGCCAGGCCGGTGACACGGTGAACGGAATTCTCTACCGGGAAACCGGCCGTTATGACGATGCAGCGGAGGAAGCCCTATGGGCGGTGAATCCGGGCCTGGCGGCTTACGGGGCAACGCTCCCGGCGGGCGTTATGGTTTATGTGCCTGAGCTGCAGGAGAGCCAAAAGCCGCAGAAGGTAACTAACGTATGGGACTGATGGGATACACGCCGAGGGTCGAGGCCAGCGGCGCGAACGCGGGCCTGATCAACTCCCGGTTGCTCCGGTGGGAGCGTGTCGACGCGGCCGGGCTGGAGTCTGACCGGCTGACTTTGGTGGTGGATACCCAAGGGCTCGACGGCTTGCCCAGCGCCGGCGGCGTGATCCAGTGGCAGGAGGGGTACGCCGAGACCGGCCTCTGGGATAAGGGGGAATTCCGCGTCTCGCGCCCGAGGCCGCAACTGTTTCCGATGGCCATGCACATTGTGGCCATGGCCGCGCCCTTCGATGTGAAGGACGAGAGCGCGTTTCGCCAGCGCCGATCGGCAAGCTATGGCCCGACAACGCTGGGCGATATCTTCCAGCAGCTGGTGGCCCGGCACGGGTTCGAGCCACGAATACAGCCGGAGCTGGGTGCGACGCCGGTGGAGCATGTGGACCAGTCCGATGAGACCGACATGGGGTTTTTGACGCGCCTGGCTGCAAAGCATGACGCGGTCACTAAGCCGGTGGACGGTCTTTATGTGCTGGCCCGCCGGGGCCAGGTGAAGAGCGTGAGCGGGCAGGATCTGCCGCCGGTGACGCTCTCGGTACCGGCTGACAACCGGCCCGGGAAAGGGAGTTTTATCTCAGCCTCGGTCGACACGTCCGGTCGGCAGGATTTCTCGGGAGTGCGCGCCACCTGGTATGACGACGAAGCTGCTCAGGCGGTTTCGGTGGAGGTTGGCGGGGAACCGTTCAAGGCCCTGCGACAGCAGTACCAGAGCGCACAAGAGGCCCTTGCGGCTGCTGTTGGAGAGCATCGAAAGCTGCAGCGGCAGGGGGCGAGAATCACGATTGATGCGCCGGGAGATCCTCGCTTTGTTGCCGAGGGCTTGATTGTCCTCGATGACACCTGGCCATCTCACATGCGCGGCACCTGGTCTGCCGACAAAGTGACCGCGCGCGGATCCAGAAGCGGGTACCGTTGCCGCATTGAAGCGACCTGGCCGGAGGGCCGGGAGTAGCAAAAAGAAAGCCCCACTGCCTTCGGGCGGTGGGGCTTTTGTGCGTTTGGTGTCGACAGGCTGTCACATCATGAGCCTGAACTGCTCAATGATGTCTGCCTTGGTTGAGCGGTCTTTCATGAAGGTTTTCCCGATCCTGACGTTTGCCATGTCTCTGAGTCGGTCGTAGCCGTAGAACTCCCAAAAGTTGCCGCTAACGCCGTTATAGTTGACAGGCTCTGGTGTTGCGGTTACTTCGCCGTGGATTTTGTCTTCAAATTTGAATTCGGTTTTCATGACGCCTCTCCGGTTCGTTATCCGGCTTTCTGGGCCGGGAGATGGTTTGCCTTAACTGTTAAGAGCAGTATAGACAAAAAATGTACAAATGTACAAATGTACAAATAAGCTATTTTAGTTGGTCCCAGGGCGCGAGCCTGGGGAGACCGTCTCCGGGTGACCGGGGCTTAACATGTGCCAGCTTTGCTTTTCTTTCGGGCGAGACAAAAGGGAGGTAATTTTCAAGGATTTTTCCGGCTGTTCCGTTGACCGGCGCCCAGACCGGCTTTCCGTCTTCGGATGTCCCCGCCTTCACCCATACCGGACCGTAGTCCGCCTCACCTTTCCCCCACCTGCAAGCCATCCAGTCCTGGCCTTCCAGTTGCTCAGTTCTGGTACAGGTCGCCGGCTTTCCGGTCTCCTCGATAACCAGTTCCAGCTCTCGCTCGTCGTGGCGCGTGAAGCTAGTCCATGCGCTCCAGGCAATTATCGGCATCACTGCCAGCAGATAGATTTTCGTGCTTTTTTTCATGAGCTTTCCTCGCTGTTTTGAGGGAAAGACTATCATGACGGGCGCTGGAGTGCGGTGTGGGGAGTGCAACGAAAAGCCCCGCCGGGTGGCGGGGCTGGTGTGGTTAGGTTTTCAGAGGGGTTAGGCTGCTGATGCAGTTTTGAAAGTCTTTGATTAGTACATCATTGCGGGAGTGGGAAAAGCCTTGCGTCTGCAGGGCTTTGCATCGAGCAATCGCCCATTCGAGGCCTGGGCGCAGGTCGGGCTCGGCGTCGTTGTCGTCGTCCCGCAGCGCCGCCGCTTCTCTGATTAGTTCGTCAAGGTCGATTTTAAATGTGTGGGTGGTTGTTCCACCGCCCCATGGTTTAGGGCCTGAGAGTCGGTGTCCGCCGCTCTCGTCACCGATGTAGAGGCTTTGGCCTTCCGGGCCTGAAACGATGCTGATTTCTGCGTTTGGCATGATTGCTGTCCTTTCCTTTGTGTCTTTGTCGTCGCTTTATTATGCCGCTGAAATCATGGCGAGCAACGCGCGCTGAACGGCTCCTCTCGCGTGTTCAATGGCGAACCTGAAAACAAGTTCCCGGTGGGCGGGCTTGTTGATTTCGGCCAGCGGGATCCGCCGGGCTGTGATAAGATCATTTTTCGACATGGCTTTCCGTCCTAGGTTTGCTTTGTCTCGCCTGGTGGTCGGTGGCCGCCGACCACCAGGCCCCTTCCTCGGGCTTTCGCCCGGTTTTCTCTCTGTTCTGTTTTCTTGCCTTTCTCGATCGTTAGATCAGTCTCTCCTGTATCGCGTTTCGCGGTTCCGGTCGGTTAGTCACGTCCACCAGGCGCACGAATGGTTCCGGCTCGTGGTTGTTGCAGATTTCGGTGGCGAAGACTTCGCAGTCGTGCAGATCGCACTGACCGTAACTGGTTCGTCCATGTGTTTCGCCCCACCGGTTGGTGAACGGGCAATGCGTGTCGTCGTCATGGCCCAAGGGGCTGTAGTGCTCGCAGCTGATGCAGGCTTTGGGCATTTGGAGCTGGGGTTCGGTCATTTCTTCCACCATGTGCACCGATCCCAATAGCCGGCCCGCTCTCGCAGTTCCGAGATAAAGCGCCCTTCCAGAGCGGTGTCTTTCACGCCGTGCTCATGAGCGATTGCCACTAGATCAAGCATGCAGTCTGCAGCCTCGTCCATTTTCTTTACCGCTTTTTTCACGGCCCTTTCTTTTTGCTTCTGAGTCATGCTCATGCTGATGTCCGTCCTAGGTTTGCTCTGTCTCGCCTGGTGTCGATGGCCATCGATCGCCAGACTTGTCCTGGTTATTCGCCCAGGATCCTTTCGATATCGTCCACCTGAAAGCGGCCCTCGCCGCGCCGGTATTTATCAAACAGATCCTCGACCGCCTCAGTCAGAAACTCCCGGACAGTGATGTTGTGCAGGCTGTTGGCACGCATGCTGGCCAGCTTCCTGTGGGTGTCTACGGGCACCTCAAAGGGGATGCGTTTCTTTGGTTGGTCGTCTCCGGAGACTTCTTTTAGGGCTTTCTCAACGTCTTTGCGGGGGTTGCTGCCAGCCCCCCGCCGGGTGGTTAGGGTTTTTCTCTCGGTCATTTGATGAACTCCATGGTTTCGCGCCCCAGGGTTTCGATCTCGATGCGGGCTTTATCCGATTCCGGCAGGTCCATAACGCTTCCGCCTTTGGCGCAGTCGGCGTAGGCCACCCGCTGTGTGGTGTGGGAGTGGAATATCGGGAGCTCATATTCGGCCAGCGCGTCCCGGACCTCGCGACTCAGGTGCGTGTTCTTGATGACCCGGGACACGACAAACGCGGCTTTTGGGTGGCCATCGGTAACTTCCTGGCGGGCTTGTATGAGGTCGACCAGCGTTGCGCAGCTGTAGATATCGAAAGGCGACGGCTGGCAGGGGATCAGGACCGCGTCTGCGGCTTTCACGGCCGGTGCTGCCAGCTCGCTGATCTGCGGCGCGCCGTCCAGAACGACATATTCATAGCCGCCAGATACGCGGGGCAGGTCTTTGGCCACCTTTGTGCCCATGCGGACAACGGGGAAGTCGTCGTCGCTGTCTCGCGTCTCGCTCCACTCAGTCGCGCTCCCTTGCGGGTCGAGGTCTACCAGTAGCACTTTCTTACCTTCTTTGTGCAGCCAGCAGGCCAGGTTGGTGGCGACGGTCGTCTTTCCGGCGCCGCCTTTTTGGTTCAGTACAGCAATCACTTTTGTCATTCTGCGTTACCTCGGTGGTGGGTTCAGGGTGAACATTAGCACAAATGTACAAATGTGCAAATGTACAGAGCGATAAAAATGCTAAGTTCTGGCTCTTGTTTTGCTCTGGTCCTTTCCGTCCTCGCTGCAGGGCGCGTGGTTGGGGCTTTTCCGGTTAAGGGGTGACACTTCCGGCGGCTTAGTCCTTTCCGTGTATACGCCCTTTCTCTCGCCTTTCGTGGCTTTCTAGCCACTTACTCGACTGTATCCACGTTCTCTGGTTTTGGCCTTTTCTGTTTATCAGGTTCCCGAATTTGGTAGGGCATTTTGTGAATATCTGACGGAGCATACACCTAAAGCCCTATTACATACACACAAAGACATACTATACATACACACATATACCATACTTATACAACTATGGCAACCCATGTATACACCCATGCACCCATACTATACGTATAGTATGGGTGCGCGGGTGTATACATGGAGTGCCCTAGTTATGTATATTCATAGTTTGGTTCATGGCTAACTATGTATGTATGTGTATACTATGGCTTGACATGGATAGGTAAAGAGTCTAATGTGTATGAGGGTTAATTGTGTATGCGGAGGAAATCAAAATGAGTGGCGAATCAAGGCAGAAAGTTAATCTGAAAGAGCTGGTCCAGTGGCTGCTGGATGAGATCGTGGACATCGATGGCGACGAGAGCTTGCCCAGGAAAGAAAAGACGAAACGGATGGCCAGGCTGGCAAAGCGATTCAAAACCCAGCTGCACGACGACGGTCGTCGAAAAGATGGTCAGCGGATCGCCATCTCCACCTATCGCAGATATATGACCATAGCACGTAAAGCCATTACCGATCAGAACTGGAAGCACCACAGCCTCGACCAGCAGATCGAGAGGCTTGAAAAGCGTTATCCAAAATACGCTGACCAGCTCCAGGAGCTTGGCCGGATGGACGATATCAACAAGATCCGAATGGCCCACCGGGATCTGCTGGAGCGTATCCGGGAAGATGGAGACGGTGAAGCCTACGAGGACATCCGAGGAATGAAGCTGGATCACGAGATCATGCGCCACCTGACCCTGTCATCCGCTCAGAAAGCCGATCTGGCCGAGTCAGCAGCGGAAACCCTGGAGGAGCGTGCTGTGAATACCGTTGAGATCAACTACCGCTGGCTTATGGACCAGGTCTATGAATTGATGACCAACCGGGACCGGATGGTCGACGGTGAGTATCGCCCCTATTACAGCCACCTGGCGCTGGGCCTCGCCCTGGCCACTGGACGTCGGTCGATCGAAATACTCAAAACCGGCCGAATCAAGAAGGTCAGCCGGTACCAGGTGGAATTCTCTGGCCAGGCGAAAAAGCGCGGCGGGGTGGATTACTCCCAGGCATACCACATATATACACTGATCGATGCCGACCTGGTGGTTGAAGCCTGGGATGAACTGCGCTCGCTGCCTGAAGTGGAAGAGCTGCAGGACATGGACAACACCGAGATCAACCGGCGAACAGCGAAAACCCTGAACACCCTTACCAAACGAATTTTTGACGACGACGATAGGGTCTTCAAGGACAGCCGGGCTATCTGGGCGCGCTTGGTTTTTGAGATCCACTTCGCCCGGGACAAGCGCTGGCGGAAGGTAACAGAGGATGTTTTCTGGCGGGAAATGCTGGGCCACGAGGACATGGATACCCAGCGCAGTTACAGGGCCTTTAAAATCGACTATGCCGAAAACGAAGACGAGCCGGAGCAAGAAAGCGAATTCGGAAGCCGGATCGAAGCCCTTCGCGCCCTCGACAATGAAAGCGAGATCGTCAGTAGCAAGGCCATGGCCCGCGTACATGCCTGGGTAAAAGAACAGATCGAACAGGAGCCTGAAGCCAAGATTACGCAGTCACTGATCAGCCGGGAACTCGGGACATACAGGCCCACAATAAAGGCTTACCTGGAGTTGGCTCGCGAGGCCTTAGACACACCGAATGTCGATATCGATCGAGTCACTCAAAACGTGCCAGAGAGCGTGGCAAAAGCTAAGCCAAGGATTTCCGCGCACCGGCAAAAAAATGGCCTTTGGGCTGGGGTTGCCAGCGTTAATGGTGTCGAGGTTGCCCGTTGCCCAGACATGCCCACTCAGACCGATGCTCTACGGGCAGTTTACAACGAGGCCGGCTGATGCGGCTGCACCCTGAATCGCGGGTGAAACACTCGGGGCTGGCCATCGTTGGCCGGCCCTTCTTTTTGGGTTGCTATCTCCTGGTGCAACCTCATGGCCTCTCTGAGATGATCCCCCGCATCCATGGCGACCGTCTGCAACGTTTGCAGGTCCATCTCACTTGTGTTCGTCAATAGCCTGATAATCGCGTCTGCCCGCTCCAGGCGGCACTCCAGCTGATCGTGTTTCTGGCGATTTGCGGATTCGTTCATGATTTACCTCCCTGCTTTTGTGAACACTGTATAATTATACAGTATTACTGATATTGCTCTGGGGCAAATCCTGATATTTTTCCGGCCGAGGCCCGCCGACTTCCGCAATCTTTCTGCTGCAGAAGTTGATTATATTCCCGATTTGGCTGATAGGTATGAGTCCCTCGAGTATTCCCCGCTTCACCGCCGGGGCCAGTTCCCGTATCACGTCCGACAATGACGTTTCCAAACTGAGGGGCTTTGATGCGGCGCAAGCCAGGGCGTGTAATCTCTCGTTCTCTGCCAGAGAGGGACTCTTTTCATTCTCGCCTGATACCACACCATGCAAAGTGTCACTTCTGTACGGAGCCGCGTCATTGCTGGCCTGAGCCGGGGTATCTATGGTCGGGGCCGGCATAGGGGTATGCGAGCTTTCGGCGTCGTGGGTTGTGAGGCTGTGAACGCCGGCCTCTGCACGAAGGCGGACATACCTCATTACCTCTTCCCATGATTCTTCGCTGATTCTGAGCCAATTGGTGCCGCCTGACTTGCGCTTATGAACGGTCAGGCCCAGGCGATCCATGATGGACTTAACGAACGTTGTGGCGCATTTGGGCGCGGCCTTCGGGTTGACGTACCTGCCGACCTTCAGAGCGTTGTAAAGCTCAATCGATGCCTGATCGGCCAGCAGTGAATCTCGAACCTGTCGGCACTGATCGACGGTAAACTCACCCTCTCCGGTAAACGGGTCCAGACCGAGGATATCGAACACCTGGCGAAGCATGTTTCGGGTTGGCCGTTTCCAGCGATGCCGAGTCAGGGTTACTTTCGCTCGTCTTTGGGCGCGATCATATAGATCCGCCTGCTCATCGGTGGCCTGCAGCAGCTCCAGGGCGGTCACATGCCGGATGCCCTGGTTGTCATAGAAGTCGACATCGTCATCGGTGATATCGGGCACGCAGAGCTGATGCTCGATGTGATGCCGGTCAATTTCAGACTGTTCCGCTTCTGATTTCAGTTCCTGACGGGACAGCTGCGAGAAACGTTCCTCGTCCGGGGTTTCGACGCTGTAGAGGATATCCAGCCGCCGCTGGCGGACCAGCTCGCCGCCTGCTTTTCGGTTAACCCGAGATAGCGCGACCTGGTCCTGGTTTGTGGCCAAGTGGTGCACGTTGTAGCCGTCGGCCACCAGCATCAAAAGCAGGTGGTTGGCAAAATCATTCCGCGCGTGGTTCTCGCTGGTGGCGCAGGACAGATACATCTCGTCATAGATGCTTTTGGTCCGGCGCATGATGATCTCGTCGTCGGTTTCCTCAAAATCACAGGCGATTTCATCGGCCGCCAGAAGGCCCCTGAACAGCGCCTCCCGGTCAGTCTCGCGCATCGTGCGAGAGATGCCGATGCCCAGAACATAATGCCTGGCGGTCCTGTCCCGGCGTAGCATCTGAATGGCATCTGAGGGGCTGACGGTCTGGCCGCTGAAAATCCCGAAATGCCGGTCGAAGTGCGGTGTGGTGATCGAGACACCAGAGGATATCGCCGGCGAGTAGATCAGGACATCCCACCTGGTGGCTTCATCGTTCGGGCGATCCAGAAAACGCTCCGCGTCTGGATCCGCCTTGCTTTCCTTGTGAACCAGAAGCACCCGGGCTTCCGGCCTTTTCTCCCGAATCATGGCGGCCATCTTTTTCGCGGAATCCGCGCTGTCATTGGCGACCAGTACCCGGTCACCGGCGACCGCCGCGTCCAGGGCCTGCTGCCAGACTGATTCGTTGTCGCTGTGGTCTATCCGGACGTGGTCGTTTTCCGCGTCCACTTCCAGGATGTGGATGGGCTCACCCGGCCGGGCCATTTCACAAAGTTCGATCAGGCTGTCGTTCGCGTCGGCATCGCACATAAGCACTTGCCTGGCGCTCTGGATGGCCTCTATCAGCCCATCCATGACGCGGGTGGGCTGGTCGACCGGCCCGGTCGCAATGTGCCTCAGAACCTGCGAGGCTTCGTCGATGCAAAGTGTATCGACCGTGGTGAACCAAGCGCGGTCGTCTTCGTTACGGAATTTCGGGTGCGTAATTGAGTTCACGCAACAAGCCAGGTGTGTCACCCATGGCATTTCGGCTGCAAGGACGTTCCGATAGTGCTGGGTATCCAGGCGATACGCCGCGTCACCGACGAGGGAAACCCGATGGGCAATGTACGCGGCCTTTGGTGCTGCCTGCATTATTGGTCGGATCAGGTGTTCGGTTTTCCCGGACCCCATGGGTGCCCGGACGATAACCATGCCGTCGAGCGATTGCACCAAGTGCTGGACATGCTCGGGCAAAAGCACGTTGCCGTGTGTGCCACGAATGCCCTGAATCTTGTGGTGTTGAACGTTGGGGCGGTCTAGCGCCTTTTTGGTGAACTGCCGTAGACCAGCGGCGCTTTCAAGCTTCTTCCCTGCGAGCCACTTCGCCCTGGCCAACAGGCGTCGACGATTGAAGGGCAGCCCGGCGGGAATCGAATCACATACGGTGCGAAATACCTCTCGCCCGGTGTACTTGGTCGGGGCCAGCTGCATGCCAGCATTTACCGCGCGCAGAGCTTCTTCCATCACGTTCATTTGCCCGGATGCCTCGACCCGCTGGAGGGAATAAGGGAAAAACCCGGATTCCACCTCGACCTTGCTAGACCGGGCGCGCAGTGCTTTGGCAGTTGCTGCCAAGCCGAACAAGCAATGGATGTCGTTGAAATCGGTTGGGCCTTTTCCGGTGGCCTGGTGTTCTGCGATCGTCTCGGCGTCCAGGAGGTCAAACCAGCGTGGCATGACGCTTCGGACTTCCAGGTCGCGGCGGATTTCCAGGGCCTTCATCTGCCCAGCGTTGCCAGCCAATGGTTTCCAGCAGTCGTTGTCGGCTGCGTTAATGGGCTTGAGGTCAGGATGAACCCGACGATAGGCCCGCAGCACTTTAACCAGGTTGTCGGCGTTCATGGCAACGATCACTGCGCAGCTATCGTCTTTAACCGATGTTTCTGCCATCCAGATACTGGCGGCCGTGGCGAAACCTTCGGCGCTGTAGACACGTTTCGCATCAAGTTGACCGATCACACAGTGCGCGCCATCAAACTGGCCTGGCTTCGCTGCGATCGTGTATTTTTTGAATGAGGGATAGAGGCGCTGAAGGCCCCGGTATTCTCCGTCGATGCCGTGCAGGGCGAACGCTACAAACTCGCCGTGCCGGTCTCGCATCCGCTTCAGCGTAACAACGTTGACGATGCTTTCGACCCCTTTGGACTTCAGGTATGGCTCTGTCCCGTCGGCCGGGCCGATGAGTTCGACGGTATCGACCTTCCCTGGGGCGTACTCAAATTCTTGGGCGCCCCGTTCGTGCCATGCCATTTCATAGGCGTTGTGTTCCGCCTGCCGGCGCTGCTCGGCGATTTTCTCTTTTTGTTCCGCCTCCGCAATTCTGGCGGCTCGTTCTGCGTGCTTGCGCTGCTGCTTCTCCAGCCACCGCCGGTGCCCTTCATCGGTGATCCGGCCACCTTCCTGGCGGTACAGTTCCTGGAGGGCTTCATAGCCTGACCACGTCGCGGTAAAGCCGCCGTTAGCTTTGGTGTGGAAGTTCAGGTGGGGGTACTCAACGCCGTTTCTGGCTCGTTTGATAGAACCGAAAACGGCCACCTTGTGTCGGTGGCCTTTGGCGAGGGTTGGAATTTTCCCGCGATACTTCTTGTCGTCGAGCTGTATGAAGTTGGCAAGTGCGGGCCAGTCGATCTGGACGTCTGCCGCAATCGCTGCAATCTCATTGTGGCAATAATCGATCAGGGCATGTGGGTTGCCGTTGAACCGATCCTGATAGAAATCCGTCAAGCCTTGGCGTGGCTGTTTGTTACTCATGCGATCTCAATCACCCTTGAGTTTTGCACAAATGTACATTTGTGCAAATGGTCAAATGTTGGCAAAACGTTGAACGCTACGAGATCACGCCATATACTGTGAGGACTTGTGGCTTACTTCATTGGCCTGCCCGCTAAACAGACCTTTGAAATCAAGAGTTTGCCGCAAAGTACCACTAAATCGGTGTAATGCTGCGTGTTGTGTCTCGTAGCTCAAAAACGCCTGGGCCGCTAACCCAGGCGTTTTTTTATGCCCTTCCTAAACGCTCTGATCCTAACGCATAGCGGCGTGCGTAGCGAATGACTCACTATGCTACGCCAAATTCTACGTAAAGGTAAAACTCTTTCTATTTATCGGAATTATCCTCTGTGAGATCCATTACCTGCCCGATCACGGTGCCGACGAATATCGTGTCTTTGGGGGCGGGGCGCATGGGGTATTGAGGGTTTCTCGGCCTCAAGTAGAGTTCGAGGCCATCGCTCACAAGCTGTCGGAATATCGGTAGCCCGGCGCCGTTTTTGTCAGCCACCAGAGCGTAGTCGTCCCTACCTGGTTCGCTGGTAATGTCGACAATGATTGTGGCCCCACGCGACCAGCTAAGCCCGTCGAGGGCTTGCATGGAATCATCGCTCAGCAATAACCCGAACATGCCCAGATGTGCTTCCATCGGTGGAACAATCCAGTTCACGGGGGTGGGTAATTCCGTGTAATCGCGCTCCTGGTAGAACTTGAGAGCATCTTCCCATTTAAGGACCGGGATCATAAGGCGAGACGCTGACGGCATTCCGGGTGCGTTCCGGCTTCCGTCAGCTTCGGCTAGTAGGTTGTCGACGGTTGTTCCCAAGGCTTTGGCAATAGCGGCCGCGACATAGACGCTAGGCGTCATTTCGTCGCGCTCGATTCGGGACAGATACCCCGTCTGCAATTTGCCATCACTGGCATCGCAAACTTGCTGTAGCGTGCGGCCCTGAGAGTGTCTTAGTCGCCTTATGGCTCGTCCAATCTTCATGTGATTATTCTCCACCGATACTGTTCGTAAAAACAAACTCGGATACGAACAAGTATTGCGCATTTTTCTACGAATAAGCAGAATGTGGGGGTGCCCACATTGACGGGCGAAAAACGATAAATAATGGACGGCTTGTGACATGGGAAAAATGACGGAATGCCAGCTGATCATCGCTGCCACCCGGCAGTGGTTTGAAAACAGCAGTGAATCAATAGAGAGCTTTGCGACCGCACACCTTATCCCTGCCCTGGAAGATGCAGGAATGGCAGAGGTTGATCGCGACTCGGTCGAGAGTAGTGCGGCGGCTTACACCAGGTGGCGCCGGGCGGTTTCGATGCGCGTTGGTCGAATTATTCGTGGCCAGGTGGCCTTCCCGCTATCCTGGAAGTGGGTTTGGATCGGTTGCTTGCCGGAGAGCTACCGAGTAGAGCTGGTTCGCAAGCTCATAGCAATGGCTGGATCGTTGTTTGTCGAGATCCCGTCGTTTTCCGGTTCAGCAGATTCACTGGTCAGGTCAAAATCCCGCCTGCACAGAATCAGTGAAGAGTTCGGTGAACTGCTGCAGAACGCCAGACCGGCCCATGACGGATTCTACGACCTGAATGATGATCCGGTGCTGGTTGACAGCATGATAAAAGAGGCGATGGACCTCGTTGAAGTGGTGCTTTCAGAGGCTGCGGCCGTTAGCTGTGCTACAGGCCGGCCGCTGCCAAGGGCGCGGATGATCTCGGTTGATATCACGGAGGTCCGCAGTAATGAGCAATGATGCTGACATGGCGGCTGAGATCATCGAGGAGCAAGATGCTGCGATGGCCCTGGAAATCGAACAACGCCGTATTGCAGAGGAATCTCAAGAGGGTTCCCCATATTGCGTGGAGTGCGGACTGCCGATCCCGGAAGCGCGCCGAGAGGCTTTGCCTTGGGCAACCCTTTGTGTGCCATGCAAAGAGCTTGAAGACGTTATGAACCGTCACCGGTGAGGGGGTTTTGTGCTGGGTGCTCAGGAATTGGCTTTTATGCGTCGAACGGTGTTCTATGCCCATGCTAAACCAACCCCTCGCCGCGTCATTGAATCAGAGGTTGCGGCGCCCTATGACACGAGTCGCTTCCGGGATCGCTATAAAGGTTCGGCCAGTGATCGCCGGGAAGCGGAAATGAGACGGGAGTCAACCAGGGTGACGGTAAGCCAGACCAGGTCCAGGCCTAAAAGCAGCATGCCGCTTCCCCCTTGGGCATTTGATGACACGAAGGTGATCAGGGCAATCGCGACACTGCCGGAAGACTATCAGCACTGGCTCCGGTATGCGTATGCCGATAGCCGGGAATGGTGTGACGAGCAGGGCGCTTCCGTTGCGCTCTGGCGCCGTTTTGAACCGACAATCGGCAGTGTCCAGGATAAAACGAGAAAGACGTGTAAGGGGTTGGCCCACCTGGCTGTCCAGTGCCATAAAAGCCGCAAGAATAGCGGTAAAGTCGCTCATCCGCCGGCGCGGATTCAGCAGCTGCTGGGGGTGACTCGGGCAAGTTGGGATAAGCGATGGTGCCCTCGCTGGAGCGCAATGCACGATATTATGAACCAGCTGGACCGGGAAGCACTTGAGGCGCTGTGGAGGATAACCGGATGACCAGCTGCATTCATTGCGGCAGCTCTCCAGAGCGTAGGGAAAAGGGCAGCTTGGTGATGTTTGTGTGCCCTGTCTGTCGTTCGCGCGGTGAACCGGCAAGCTCGGATAGCTTGGCCCAGGGGTCATGGAGACAGGTGAACCGTGCCGACCTGCCCCGCCATAATGGCGACCTGCCCAGGTTCAAATGCCGCGACGGCAGGTGGTGGGCCTGCTGCAGCGGCTGCGACCATCGCGTCGGCGGCTTTCAGTCTCTGCAGGGAGCTGTTTCGGGTTGGTTTCGTTCGCTGCGATAATTGGACAAAAGACCAAATGCACATATTGACAAATGTCCGGATCAGAGCAAGAATAAGTGTAGATTACCGAAATTACGCATGAAGGCCCGCCAAGAGCGGGCTTTTTCGTGCCCGCAAGAAATCCCCGAGCCGCCGTCCAGGCGGTTTTTTGTGCCCAAAGCACAAGCCTTTCCCGTCTCATGACGGGCTTTTTTATTCCTACGTCGGCCGCCTGAGAGGCGAGCTCTATGCTCAATCAACACGAGAAGCACGCCATGCCGGAGAAAGTTATAGACCTCTGGAGTGCGTTTGTTGCTGTCTTTCACATGTATTGGCCAAACCTGTTCATGGCCAGTCTGGCGCTAATAATCGCGTTTCTTCGGGGCGTTTACGCCGGGAGCACCTGGAAACGAAGCCTGCTGGAAGCTTCGATCGTCTTCTTCTTCGCGATAGCGACCATGCCGGCGGCTGTAAAGGCTGGCGTGCCGATCGAATATGCCGGCGCGCTGATGGCTGCCATCGCTGTTGCTGGTCTGGATCTGTTCCGTGAGCGGCTCATTAACTGGGTCGATCGCCTTTTCATTAAATGGGTAGGTAAATGATGGATATTGACGGTTTGAAGCGTCGCTTGATTGCCGAGGTTATCGACCGCGAGGGTGACTATGTAAATCACCCAGCGGATCGAGGCGGCCCCACACGATGGGGTATCACTGAAGAAGTGGCCCGCGAAAACGGCTACGAAGGCGACATGCGTTTTCTTCCTCGAGCAATTGCCGCTCGCATTTACGCGGATCGCTACTGGCACAGCCTGGCCCTGGATGAAGTGGTCGGCCTGAGCGAAGAGCTGGCCATGGTGCTGTTTGATTTCGGCGTGAACAGCGGCCCTGGCCGCGCGGCTGAGTACCTGCAGATCCAGCTCAACGTTCTGAACGATCGGGAGCGCCTGTATGACGATATCGCCGAAGATGGCGACTTCGGGTCGATGACGCTGTCGGCTTTGCGGGCGTTCGCCGATGCCCGTGGCGCTACTAGTCGTGGAGTTGGTGTTCTGGCCCACACGATGAACGCAGAGCGCATTGTGTTCTGCCGTCGGATCTGTCAGCGCTCCGAATCCCAGGAGGCGTTTGCTTATGGATGGTTCAGCCGTGTGGTCGGACTGCTCGATAATGTGCTGCACCAGCGCCCGGTGCCGCGCGAATGGATCGAAACCAACGCGGCATAGCCGCAGGAGGATATGTGGAACCTATCGGCATTGCACTGGCTCTCGCAGAAGCGACGGGCCTCACAAGCAAGATCGGGCAGTGGCTCGGCGGAGACAACGGCGAAGATGTCGCAAACCGCGTCGTCGACGTCGCCAAGAAGGCCACTGGCACTAAAACGCCGGAAGACGCCCTGGATGCGGTGAAGCGCGATCCAAAAGCCATGCTGGCCGTTGAAGAGCAACTGATCGAAAACGAGCATGAGCTTAAAAAGCTGGCGCTGAAGGATCGCGCTGACGCCCGCTCGATGCAGGTTGCCGCTCTGGGCCAGTCTGACAAATTCGCAAAGCGGTTCATTTACTTCTTTGCAATTGCTTGGTCGGTGTTTGCGTTCATTTACATTGGTGC